TTCATTAAATTTTGCCGGATTATTAAATTTAATTCTGAAATCATTATGAATAAATTCAAAATGGTCTGAATTATAGAAATTTGCAGAATAGTTAAGGTCAGGAAATTCCAGTTTACATCTGTTATTGGAACGGTCCATTACATAGGAACCGATAACATTTAACATATGAATTCCTGGATAAAACTGAGGATCTTCTATAGGTGAAAGCAAAAAATAATCATATACGAAATCAAGATCATCTGCTTCGCGTAATACGGCAATATGCGGTAATTTTAAGAATTCATCATTAGTCATATTGACAATATAGCAAAAAGGGCTGAACGTGTCAACCCTTATCCAAGTGCTTCGTCGATGGCTTTTATATTCTTATCGTTCGCAATCGCGAGGCAGAGCTGTTTTAAATCTGTATATATTTTTCGGTTAAAGATAATAAAAGAGTCTTTATCCCATTTCAACGCTTCGTCATAGTAATCGGCCGGAGAATCCCACCAAATATAAAATGTGTCTTCGACATACGATATACCGCAAAAACGCAAGTCGGTATGCCGGAAATATTCATGAGAACCGACACCGACATGAATAATTTGATATTTATCATATTGATTATCGGAATCAGTAATGAATTTCATAAATTTGATTTTATTCGAGTGCACAGAGTAACCTCTCCATTTTAAAATTTTCAAGTGCAAAATGTAATTGTGTCATATCCATATATTTTTTATCTCTGAAAGTAACATATGAAACATTATCTTCCCAGACTACAACGCCTTCAAATTTATCCGGATTATAATAATATACATTCCAGATATGTGGAAAATGTTTATCCTGTTCTAAGTCGATGAATGAAACATTATGATACGTAACGGCTGGCCGGTAATTTTTAAGGATTATACCGAAATAGAACGGCAAATATACAAAACCAAGATTACAGAATGAAAATTTACCGGATTTCATCCTTGCTAACATATCTTCTTCAGTAAGTTTTTTCGCAATTACATGCATCATAGGTTATCTATCTCGTTTGAGAATTGTGCTTGTTCTACATATGTCGCTACTAGATTACAGAAATCATCTTCTCTTTTAATCGTCCAGTTGTCGTTATTTGTATCGTATTTTACAACAATATTTCCGCAATGAAAAACAGAACCGAATAAGGGAGTAATCATTTTTATGTCGGAATGCAGTGGATCTGTCTTATAGAATCCGACAAGTTTACGATATTTTTTCATATAGTCAATCGACGCCGGATTTCGCGACAATATAAAAATATCGTTTTTTCCGGTCCAGACATTTATACATTCGATATATGGCTTAATCATCCTAACGCCTCATCGATTGCTTCTTCGAGTTTATCATTTTGATAATTATGATATAATTCCAACGGGTCTATATAAGTTTTACCGTTATAAATTACTGAACATAATTGGCTAAGGCCATGCGGGAGTTCTTCATCCGTAACATAATAGATTAAAAGCTCATCGTCTTTTTCTTCATATTCAATACCTATAAAATTGCCGTGTATATAAGTTTTTGTACAGCCGGTATGTGTATAACTTAAAAACAGGCATTTAATAGGATTTTTATCGAAAAAATGTAAAAAATCATCGAATGTATGATATTCATCGGTGTTAAAAGTTTTTAAAGACCAAAAATCCCTTGTAAGTGCTATCGGTTGTATATTCATGCTAACGCCTCGTCGATTTCTTTTGAAAGTTCATTGTTCTTGAAGTCTCTGTATAATTGCATCATATCGTGATATATTTTACCGTTATACGTTACATAGCAATGACTGTCCATCGTCGGAATTCCGCATAGGCCAGCAACTAAATCTATACAGATATAATTAATTTCGAGAGTATCATTATGATATTCTATGTCTACAAAATGCCCGTCGATATAGGTTCTTTCTTTCGTAATCTGATTGATAATAACACAACGCATCGGATTACGCTTACATTGAGCATACATCAAATTATAAGATGTAGGCATAAGTTTTTGCATGAATATTGCACATGGATGTACTTTCATATTAATCCAATTTTTCGATAGCCATTTCGTTATTGAAGTTTGCGACCAACGGAGTAATCTTGTTAATGAATTCCTGCATAGTCTTACCTCGGCAACGGATAAAGTTTCCAAGATAATGCAGGCCTCGACATGTTCTATAGTCAAGGATATTATAGTCATTCATATCATAATCGAATTTTCCATCTTTTACACGACGAAAATCAACACCGATTAAATACAGGCTGTCATTATGAGAACCGTCATCGATTTTTTTGATTATGAAATATTCATCATTTCCAAAACTCGTAGTATATACCATAACAGGCCATTCCGGCTTTATTTCTTCACCAACAGGGCGTAAATACTTACCAGATAAAATGCTGTCATATAATTCGTCGTACATAGTTACTCCAATGCGGAAAGCTGATATTTGACAACTTTATCGTGCAGTTCGTTGAATATATGCCAATATACTTTTTCTAAATTTTTTTCACAGAAAAAATGTACATATTGGTCATTAATATAAAATGAATATTGGTCAATTTTGTAGATATAGAAAAAACTTTCTTTTGAAAAACCTTTATGCCAGTTATAATCAATGAATGGAAATCTGATACATTGGTTTTTTGTATCTACCGTAAATTCATCAAGTCGGTCTATATCGAGATGATGCATAGTGAATGCTCCCCCGACAACGACACATGTAGGTTTATGCTCAGAGTGCATTTATTGCCTCTTCATTCTGTTCGTTTTCTACGATCATCTTAAGCTTGTCTAAATTTTTGTTTGTATAACGCTTACCGTTATATTCAATATAGTCGGTATCGGAATATAAAGTAAAGCCGTTTGAAGAGTCTGCTGTATTTCTTGCAAGTGATTTTAGGTTGGATTCGATAACCTTGGCATTATTGTCAAGATAGATTCCGTTGCTTTCGCTAATACCCAGAATCTTGGTAAAGGTCTTGACAGCATACCAGTTTGCGCCGCTGAATTTCATAATGTTTTGACTCATACCAGTTTCTCCAGGTCGATAAGGGTTGTAATGTTTTTTACGAGGCGGGTAGCTTCGTAATCTGAAATTTCCGTACATTCAAATCGGTTTCCACCAATTATAATAGTATCATGTGGTTCAAGATATACGTTTTCATGTGTAGTAGGTCCGTAATTCGACCAGAAGCCAGTATTACTTTCGTAATCTGGGTTTGGTACAGTAAAGCGAAGTATGATTTTGTCTTTATGCAGATTAGAAACTTCACCCACGACCTTAGTCGCAGTCTTAAGGTTAATGTTTAAATTCGTGATTTTTCCGTTGTGTATTAGAACCATGATTATAATATAGTAAAAGCCACTATATATGTCAACCCGTTTTATGGGGTTTACATGATGTTTAAGTTTTACTATATTACAGATATGCACCGCCTAATAAACGTTAAGCCTATACTTATGGTAGATTACGAAAAACAAAAACTTGTTGAAGATTTCATATCGAATCATGGATTTACTCAGACAGCTGAATATTCGGCTACATATGAGAAAAACGATAAATCCGGATTTAAGGTAATTATCTGGAACGATAATATATTTTTGGATTGCAATGATCAACGGATTGCGACTACTAATCGGGCGGAACCTTATAGGTATAATTCCGTTCCTGTAGATACATTAATCAGTATAGCTTGCGGTGATTCAAATAAGATTCTTGTGCGGCTTAATAACATGGAAATTGAAAAGACATTAGGGGAGCTTGAATAATGAACGCTGATATGTTACATAGGGCACAGTTGAAAAGGGCTGGATTTGTGCAAGAAGGTGATTATAATTTCATAAAAGGCGATTTCATTGTGGAAATGTATCATAATACGGTTTTTGTAAATAAAGTATTATACGATAATTATAATGAACCAACAAGTTATAGAAGTGCTTTGATTTCTAGCGATAAAGGTTTTATGAGTTATAAGTATAGAGATATTCCGGTAAAGAAAGTTGTCGATTGGCTATGTAATGATTTGACGAAATTTGAAATGAATGTCGAGAATTATTTTTTAATGAAATCTTTAGAAGCATTGGAATAATTATGGATAGGCCGTTTATAAGAGTATCAGCAAATGATAAATACGACCGCATGGTTGGTATTCAAATAACAGATAGAATATTTAAGACGTTTTATCCAGGCAAGAAAGAACCTACCATATTATATCATGGTCCAGAACCGTATTGTAAAATTTACGGCACATGTGATGTATCATATGTCGGTAACGATTATACATTTACAGATGCACCGCTTGTTTTATATGATTATGATTATATAGAATTTGAGTTTAAGGACAAGAAAATTACAAATGAAGATATGTTCTTGTCGGATTTTATTAATATTATTTGGCCGTATATCCGGTATTATTGGGAAATTGATGCATTAAATTCTTTGGAATAGGGTTTACGAACTTATTTGTTTTTGCTATATTACGAAAGTAAACCATAAAACGGAGTTGAAATGATTACATTCTATGTTCTGGAATCGAATAGGACTAATAACTATGTCCATTACTATTTCCGGAATTACATCGAAAACCATCCTGGCTTTATTTCCACGGAAGATTTCATGGATGCTATGGCTTGGAACAAGCGTAAGCAGGCTATCGAATTTCTCAAGGAAAACGGCCTCGATAAAGATTTCCATGTGGAGATGAAGCAGAATGAATACTTCCCCGACCAACTTGTATACTAATCCGTTCGCTAGAGCGTTTACCGGAATGAGATATGCGAGTCTGGATGACTTAACCAATGCGCCACATCTTGTATATCGTCGTTATCGGCGGCAGGAACGTCGTACGGAAGAGTTTATTTTGCTGATTGCCGAGGTACCGCTTGAGATTATGACCGATGGTCTTGGCATCCAAACTTTGGAAATAAGGGGATGGAAAATCACGGAAGAACAGGTTTATGGCGATATGATGGGATATTCAATTCCTGACTCACATCAGTCATGTGAACGAGTTAGTCTTTATAGGTCTGAAGAGTTTTCTTTCCATTATAAGAATATCATTATCGACAATGTTGGTTTGAGTTTGACACAATTCATGGACAGGATTACTCCGTATATCAATTTGGCATACACCGAAGCGGCATTGGATAAGTTGGGTTAATATGGAAAAACTTATTTTATAAAGGGTTGACATATTCAGCCCTTTTTGCTATATTGTCTATATAACAAGCAACCAAAGGACAATATATGGCAATCGTTAACGGACTTAAGTCTGAAATCATTTCTCTTTTGATAATCGTACTGTGCTTTATCGGTACGGTTTTGAAAGATCATATCGGTTACAATTTCGTTACAGCCGCGTTTATGCACGGCAATATGCAGCATTTTATGAATAACATGCTGCTTTTCTTGATGTTGAGCCCAGCCGTAGAAAAGACTTACGGGAAGCTGAACTATATCGGCGCATTTCTATTGACGGCAATCGCCGATTATCTTTTCCAGACATACGTAGCACATGTGATGGCAATCGGTTTGTCCGGCTTCGTATTTGCCCTGTTTATGTTGAACTGTTTTATTACAGATAAACGACACGGGATTTCTATTTGTGGAATTATCCTGTTGTTTATTTACGGGTTCAAGGAAATTAGCGGAGTCATGCACAATGACGGTATCAGCCACAGCGGGCATTTAATCGGTCTTGCTACTGGTTTGGTTTACGCATTTGTATATAACAAGATTAAGCAAGCAAAGGAAGATTATAATGAAGGACAAGAAACTTCTGGAAGTTCCATGTTTGATGTATAAGCGTGCGATTTGGAAAAATTGCTCTTATTTTTTGCCGTCAGATAGTGAATTTAGGTCAATAGGAAATAGAGTAATTATTACTGGTTATTCTATAATCGATAAGAAAAGCCATTATGTATTGAGTAATGTACCTGAGCTTAATTCGTTTAACAGCGAAGAAAAATTGACTTTTCTTTACGGCGATATTAAACTGGAATATGATGGCGCATCTGAAGAATTTTATCATGAAGATCTTGAAAAGTTTAAGATATTCATGAATAAAGTGCAGATGTATGTAAGGAATTATTGGAATGCGGTAGCAATCGAAAAACTAGATGCAGAAACCGAACCGGCGCAGGAAACCTTATAAATAATGTAAGATAAAAAGGTATACAAGATATGGTAGGATTTGCTAAATTTATGCTTGAGTCTGCGCCGGCTCGTGAAAATAACGATAATGCCGGTATTGCAGATGGATTTGTCAGAATGCTGAATAAGAAGTCCGGTATGGGTTTTAAATTTGTTGATACTCAAAACGCGACTAACGGATTTGGTAAGTTGGCAGGTAGACTTTACATCGGCGGTACTTCCGCTGTGAGGATTAACTTTATGAAGAACAAGCTTCATTCCATATCTGTCTGGACAAAATACGGTAAGAATCCGAACCGTACGGTTATATTCAAAAAACAGGATAATCAGACTCGTTCTAACATTCTTGCGATGAGCGATAAGTCATTTGATGCCATCATAGAAACAATCCTCAATAAAGAGCTGGAAGAAATCTATGATACAGATCGTATTGAAACACCAGATGGTGAAGAAGCATATAGCCTTACTATGGCTATTAAGCTCATGCATAAAGAAGGTTATTCGCTTAAGTCTATTATTTATTGGCTAGGTGATTTTGTTACCGAAAACGATGTTTATACGGTTCTTGGACGTAACACGATATTTGGAAATAAAGACGCTCGTAATTCCAGTGATATAGAACCGCCTGAAGAACTTCCGGTATCTACGTTTGACGACGAAGATATTGAAGTTACAGGTGAAATTCCGGAACAGGTAGAAGAAAATCCGTCTATTAAACAAAATCAGGCTGAACTTGACGACCAGCTTATTGCCGATCCGCTCCCTGTATTTAGACAGCTCAATAAGTATGTCCTCATGGTCGCTCGTGGATTGCGTAATGGCTTGCTTATTACGGGTCAGGGTGGTGTTGGTAAGTCTTACAACGTCAATAAGATATTGGCTGCTTATGGCACAAAGAATAAAGACTATGTTATCATGAAGGGTAAGTCTAGTACGTCCGCAATGTATAAGTTCCTTTATGATAATTACAACAAGATTGTCGTATTCGATGACTGCGATTCTGTTCTTCAGGATGCAGACGGTTTGAATATTCTTAAGGGTGTTCTTGATTCCGGCGCGGTCAAGGAAGTCAGCTGGAATACGAAAGGTGCGGACATGGTTGATACGTTCGGCTGTACAACACATGAAGAAATCGAAGAACGACTTGCAGAATGGTCTGCAAAGCATAAGGGTAGGGTCGGTACTCCGAATTATTTCCAGTTCCAGGGTGCATGTATTTTCATTTCCAATTTGTTTAAGGAAGACTTGGAAAAGAATTCCGCTATGCAGCCGCTTTTGACTCGTAACCTTTCAGTCGATATTAAGCTTATGGCTGAAGATATTATGTTCAAGCTCGAATCCATTCTTCCGAATATGCCTATTTATGACAATAGAGGTAAGGATGTTTCAAATGACGAACTTAAGAAAGAAGTCCTTGATTATATGAAATCTGACGAATTCCTAAAGGATCCTAGAATTAAGGGCAAGGAAAAATTGATTTCTATCCGTCTTTTCCATAATATCTACATGTTCAGGTATGCAAATCTTCCTGATTGGAAAGAATTAGCATTCTGCTTCTAATAAAATTAAGTATATTTAAACCGGAGTTCTGAATAAGAATTCCGGTTTTTTAAAAAATTCAAATAAAAATACTTCTTTAAAATTACATTGTAAGTTTTTCTATATTTAGTTCAGAAATTATAACAAGGATAATCTATGAACTATAATATAGAATTACTCGACCTGGTATCTAAGCTTTCTCCGATTCAGCAACAGTTAAAGTTTGCTAAAGAACAAGACGGTTCTATCGTTCTTGTCGCACAAGAAGTAACAAAGAAGATTGTGTATCGACTTTCTTGCCCATGGGAATATTTTGAATTCCCTGGTAATGCAGTTCGTTTCTTTGAATATAAGAAGTTTAAGTCTTTCTTTGATATTTTCAATAATCCAGATAAAAATAAGGAACTTAACGAAGTTCCGGTTCTTGATACTTCTCTTACAGATGAAGGCGAAGTCCATGATATTATTATCAAGTCTTCCAAGAGCAACCAGCAGTTTACGTATCGTACTGCAGCAGACGGTATGATTGACGAACCAAAGTTCAGCAATGTCGATTTGCAGAATCCTGCGACGAGCCTTAACTTTACTAAGGCACAGATTGACCATCTTCAGAAGATGATTGGTCTTATCCAGGAACGTACAGAAAAATCTGGTATTAAGTTTACTGGTAAAGGCAACAAGTTGATTATTTCGTTTGTATGTCTTGCAACTTCTAACTCTTACAAGATTGAATATGATTTGCCGGCTCCTGTTACTCAGGACTTTACATTCACTACGGATAAAGAAGGTATCTTGCTTCTCCCGAGTGCAGAATACAAGATGGTTATCGACCCTCGCGGATTGATTAATTTCCATATGGTTCGTGACGACCAGATTAAGTTGGATCTTTATGTCTCCAGACAGCGTGTACAGGCAGCAGGTAGGGTTTAATATGTCAGTAGAACAAGTATTTCAAAATCAGACAGAAGAAGCAATGCAGCAGGATTTGAAGACTATGGATCCGTGGAAGGTCATAGTCGAAGCTGCACAGGCAATGGGTATTGAAATCATGAAGCCTAAGCCGAATTGTAAGAAGTGTCATGGTCGTGGTTATGTCGGACGTCATGCAGAATCCGGTGAACCGATTGCATGCACTTGTATTTTCCCTAAGCAGAAGTTTGATAGGGAAATCGGCGAAATCCCGCATAAGCCGATGAACAGAGCAGAACGCAGAGCAATGAAAAAGAAGGGCTAATATGGCTAATGAACTTAAGGAAGCTGTTTGGGAAGGATTTTGTCGCCCTAAAACAGTTAAAGATGTTATTTTACCGCAGGATTATAGAAACTTTTGTGCTAAGGTTATCGAATCTGGTGCATCGATGAATTTGATTCTTGCAGGTTATCCGGGTACTGGCAAGTCTACACTTGCACAGGCTTTGGCTAATGACCTCGATGTAGAATATCTGTTTCTTAATGCGTCTGACGACAACGGTATCGAGACTATTCGTGAAACCGTTACGAACTTCGCTTCGACTATGGCTTTTAATGGCAAGCCGAAGCTTATCATTTTCGACGAAGCAGACGGTATGACTCCGAAAGGACAAGAAGCACTTCGTTCCTATATCGACAAGTGTCAAGAGAATTGTCGTTTCATTCTGACCTGTAACTATATTGCGAAGATTATCGACCCGCTTAAGGATGTCGGTGGTCGAACAATGGTATTTAATTTCGATATGAAGAAACCGGAATACCAGAAGGAAATCAAGGAACAGATTTTGAAGCGTATGATTGGTATTCTTAAGTTTTTCAAAATAGAATACGAAGTTCAGCCGGTTATCGACCTTATCGAAAAGAAATATCCGTCTATCCGTGCCATCATTACTGCATTACAGCAGTATTCTATGATGAAAGGAAAGATTGATTCTGGTCTCGTACAGTATCTTGAAATCGGTGACGAACTTGCAGAGAAGATTCTTACTAAGAAGCTCGGTGAAGCTCGTGCTTATATTTCAGAATGCGGTTTGAGTCCAAGTGATGTATTCTCGTTCATTATGGAAAAGGTTATTCCTGACGCAAGAATTAAGAATAAAGGCGATGCTATCCTTAACATGGCACAGTATGAATATCAGTGTGCTTTGTCTAGTGATCCGTCGATTCAGATTGCGGCAGCGATAGTTTCTTTGTTTGGGTGTATGTAATGGGAACGTTCAGATACGATTCAAAAAAGCTTAATGCTAAACAGTTAAAGATTGCGTATGGAACAGACATACGCAGTCTTCAAGAACAATTAAAATTTGTCGAATACGTACTGAATAATCCGAAATCATATAATTTGAGCGAAGAAAAAATTAATGAACTACGAGAGAAGAAAAAAGATATATTTTTCCTATTAAGTGACCTTAAAACAGAATTTGATTTGGCAGGTTTAGAATGAACCATAGACAACTTACAGTGAAGTTAAAGCATCCTGAAAAATGTGCAGGCAATGTATTGTTTGCGACACATAAGAAAATGTTTTATGTGTTCGCTAAGTGGTGTGATACTATGAAGGACATTAGTAAATGGATGTATGCCGTTCCGGCAGGATCCTATAAGTCCGCAGTAGACGGTGAGGAATGTAACGCGGTTTTTGACTTCGTTATTTCTTGTACTTCTGGTGATTACTATGTCAAATTCGTTTCTCTTACAAAGAACGATAAGAAAGCTCGTGAAGAGCAGAATTATCTTAAGAAGGTTTGTGAAGAAAAAGGTTTGAAATATAAAGAAATTAACGAATTGTTTTACAAGCTGGTATAATTATGAACATTAAAATCATACGAAAGAATAATTCCGAAAATCTTGTTAACCTTAAGCAGGTTACCAATGTTTTGGTGAATGAAACGAAATCACTGTTTGAACTGAAGAACGGACAAGATACTATAGGTGTCATTAACGCTGATACTCAAGTAACTTATTTCGCCAGTATGGAGCATGAATTGGAATTTGACGAAATCGAAGAATTCTTGCTGCATCATATGGGAGAATAAATGGTAAAGGTATCTTTGGATTATATGTCAGATACTCCAAGGATTCGTATTATCGATATTCCTGAAATGACAGAAAAAGAAAAGGAACTGTTTACACAGGAAGTAATTCCTGGTATGCAGAAAGATTTGGATGTTGCTTTCATGGAATATAAGCGTAATAGTACAGAACTCGCTTCTTCTATTACGCAGATTATGAATCATGCAGTATCTCTTGAACGGGCGCATTATTGTTTTAACTATTACGAGAACGAAAATCACGTAGGGTATTACTGGTATGATAAGCCGCAGACATAAATAATATATGAATGCTGCGATTATAGATACCTTAGAAAAACGAGAAACGACTTTCAAGAAGAATCTAAAGGATTCTAACGGTAAAGTTTTCGAAATCGCCGAAACTACAAAAATCGGCGAAAGTTCGATTTATAGGCTCTGGACGAAAGACCAGAGCTATTTCTATACGTCCAAGGCAAAGAAAACTCAGATTTGTTTGCATTTCACCGTCGGCAGCATAACAGGTGATATTGCGACTTTGACCAAACCTGGTAACAAGGTCTCAGTTCATTATGTTGTTGACAGACTTGGAAATATATATAATCTTATTCCGTTGGACAAGGAAAAGAACTGGTCCTATCATCTTGGTGCAAAATGTATCGGAACCAACGGAGTAATGAGCAAGAGCGCAATTGGAATTGAAATATCCAATTATGGTCCGCTCAATAAGCATGCTGACGGATATTATAATGCCTATAAGCAGCTTTATTGTGTCGAAGACAGACATGTAGAAAATATTCTTTTTAGAAACTATAATTATTATTCGAGAATGACCGAAGCTCAGAAAACAGCAGTTTATGAACTTGTTAACTGGCTTTGTGAACAATGCAATATTCCGCATAATTATAAGCTCGAAGGTATGTTCGAAAATGATAAATGTGCACAGGAATTTACAGGTATATTTACACATGCACAGGTCAGAAAAGATAAATTCGATTTGCCGTATGCACAGGTAAAGTATATTAAGGAAAAGTGGGAAGAATCATTACTTCCGCCGGAACCGGTTAAGAAAGATGAACCAGTTAAGACTAAAGATATAACGTTTGCTGAAATCCGAAAGAATGTAGAAAAATCTGCGACATCGATAAAGACGACAGCAAAAAAGGAACCGACTCCAGTAAAAGAAGACGCTCCTTGGTATGTAGAAATTCTCGGTATGATAACTGGTCTTTTTGCGAAAATCAAAAACTGAAAATTATATATACTATATAAGAAAAAGAATCCTGCCCGTTTGAGGCAGGATTAAATTGTTTAAATAAAATATGAGGTGAAATCATGAGACCAGTAGTCCAAATCGTTCGTTTTTACATTATCAATAAGTTTACAGGTTCGCGTTCAATCGAAAGCCTGATGGACAACCCGAAATATAATTCGTTACTTATGCATTGCGTCAATACTGTAATGCATCATCCAGACTGGGCAATCGAACAGTGTCATAAGTATCGCGACGAAATTGACCAGCGAAAATTCAGATTCAATACAGGTAAATGGGCGATGGACCTTCGAGACGAAGACTTGCCAAAGGGGACAGAGTTGGATCCGGTTGACCTAAAGAATGCATTTATGGAAATTATCAACTGGGTTAACAAGAACCGCGTAATGTTTACGAAAAGAATTACAGAATACGAACGTAAGCGAAATGAATAAGATAAGGGTTGACGAAAGTCAACCTTTTTATTATATTAGCTAATATGTATAAGTCAATAAGTGATTCACTCAATGCAGCATTCAAGAAGTCCGAACGTGAGATTCTGGACAAGATTAAACATTTACAGGATGAACTTGCAGAAAAGCAGGAAAAGTTCAATAAGCTACAGAATTATTGTAATAGCGATGATGGCGATATGGCAAAATTCAATAAGTTAATTGAAGAGTACGGCTTTACCGCAAGCGATTATATGATGTACGATTTGAAAACGAATCGTTGCGCATTCTGCATTTCCAACGACGGCGGTAAGTTCAAGGTTCCTGTCGCCATCTGTAGGAATAAGAAAACTAGAGGTAATCTTTATCTTACGTTTGAAACGAAAATAAATGAGACACTTGTCAATGTAAGAACAGAAGAAAATTATAACATGCTTCGTAATGCGATGTATGCCAGACCTAGAATTCATGTATTCTTGCATAGCGAAAAAGACCTTAAAGATACGTTCTTTATGCTCGCAAGGGAATTGAAGGAAGTTAAGACGAAACATAGTTCTGACCATTTTATCAATTATACCTGTAAGTTAGCAAAGGAAAATATCAAGAATATCAAAATGCTCGAGGAGTTGGACTAATGGGATTAATCGATGAAATTATAAATGACGGTATAAAGGAAACGAGAGAATACTACGAAAAGGCGATTAGTAACATTACTAATCGTTATCAAGCCGTTTATAATCGTTTCAGAGAAGATTCTTCTGTAATGGAACAGCTCTTGGCAGACCATGGTTATAAGATTGTATCTTATGATAATGGATTTCATGCACTCAAAGACGATTATTATAATCCGAGAGCTAACGCTTATACTAATGAAGTTGCATTTAGTGTTAATGTACAGAAAGACGACGGCGGCATTATTCCGTTGAATTATAAGTTATCGTCTGCGAAAGCAAACAAAGGTAAATTGTATTTCTCTTTAAAGCATAAGTCTCCGACTAATAAGAAGAAATTTCCGGAACAATATTGGTTGAACAGCGCATGCTGTCAAACTCCATTTGTACAGTTGTTTGCAAAAAGCCCGTCCGAAGTAATTGATACATTCTTTTTGGCATTGGACGGTTTAAGCAATATAAAATCAGAGCAAGATTATCATAAATATGTGAATTTGACCTGCAAGGCAATCAAAGAAAATCATGAATTAATTAGGGAGTTGAAAAAACTATGACTTGTGATCTTTCTAAAGAAGCAATTGAAGCAGTTATCCCATCGGATATGAAACTTGTAAACTATTGTAAGGGTTCAGAATATTGTGAGTTTGCTATTGAACTGTTTATCAATTCGATAAAGTTCGAGCTTAACGTTTCGATGTATGAACATTATAACGATATTCATGTTGATGTCTATAATCAAGCTGAAGGCAGTATTCATAGTATCAATGCCGTAAGGCTTCATAATCCGGGCAGTAATGCGAATATCGTTAAATTCCTTTCTTGCCTGAAGGGATATGTTCAGGAAGCTTATAATAGCTATCAGATATATGTCAATAACATTTCGGCCGTGTTGGACGTAGAAGGTTTGGCTGGAGAATATCAGTATGTCAGAGCCTAAGATAATTAAAAAACTTAAGACTGAAGTCGTCAAGTATTTTGACAACTATATTGAAGATTTTGATAAGAAAATAAAAACGGCCGAGAAAGCAAAGAAAGAAGTCCTTAATAATAAGGGCGATTTGCAGACTATTTTAGATATGTTTGCCAATAATAATATTGAAATTGTTAGCTACGATACTGGCGGTAGTTTTAAAAGAAAATTGGAGTATAGCTTTATTAAGCCGTATGCTGAAATTAAATTTGTTGTAAAGAAACCAGATAATGACGTATTGCTTAATATCAGAGCCAGATATGCATGTTACGAAGGTAAATTTAATATTGATGGTAAATATGTATCAAGAAGGATTACCGGATATGAACTGGTTTTACCGGGTAAAGGTGCAGATGCAGTTCCTGAAAAATCAGCTATGGCGAAATCGATTAAAGAATGTATAAATATACTTAAAAATAAGTATGACATGTGGCATTTACCTTCTGTCGATTTGGGTCCTCCGGATAAGATAGAAGATGAGCTTTTCTTTTATATGATTAATAACCTGCTTTCAATAAAGACTTCGACTGATGTAAAAAAGTTTAAAAACTTGACAGCGCTGGAAATTAAAGACGGCATAGACACAATAAATGCAGCAAATAACTTATGTGAAAAGCGAAACAGTTACTGTGCTGTATTTAGGTAATTAGATATAATTTTTGTCCTTATAAAAGGGTTTACAAAAAACCCTTATTTTGTTATATTATATATGTAACAAACAATAAAGGAATAAATATGGCTATTACACTTCTTCCAAAACAACAAGATGCTATTAACGGAATGCTTAAAAAGAATGTTGGTATTCTTTGTATGCCGACTGCATGTGGAAAAACTGTAGTTATTTATGGCCATGCCAAGAATTATTTTAATACCGCGGTTAAACATAATTTTATTATTTCCGGTCCTATTATGGATTTAAATAAACAAACGGCTGGATCTGTAATAACTAATCTTTATAATGATGGTTTAATTACACCAGAAAATTGTGATATTGTTGTAGCAAATTGTTCTAATCGTAAGATAAATACATTTCTTACAGTTTTTAAAAATGGAAATATTATATTAGCCGAAAATACAGACGGTAATACTCCAGCAAATATTATTGTTAATACTATTGATGTAAAACAAGAAAAACAATATCGTATTACTGTTGTATGTAATCCTACATTACAAGCTGATGAAAAATTTTTGGATAAGCTCAATGATGATACAGTTATAAAGCATTTTTATTTTGATGAAACTCATACATTAAAAAAAGAACCAAAATCTATTGATATTGAATTAGTAGAAACTAAAAAATCTGGCGAAGCTAAGAAAAATTGGGTTAATTATAAAAAAATCTTTAATATGATTTCTCAAAATAATGGTTCATGTCATTTTGTATCTGCTACACCAACAAAAGATAATTTTGATACTATATTAGAAAATAATTATGGATTAAATTATGATGATTGTTTTGCATATCGTATTACACCGCTTGAAGCAATTAATGCACATATGATTGTTCCGCCGGAATTTAAAATTAATAAATGCGATAAATTGACAACTGAAAGTATTTTACAAATGATTGATATTGTAGTTAATGATATTAATAAAATTAAAGAAGAAAATCCAGAATATAAAGCAAGAATACTTATTACTGTAAATTCTGTAGATGAATTGATTTATGCAGAAAGACAATTAAACGCTAAGTATGGTGATGAATATGATGTTTATAGTACATGTTGCGCAGAAAAAAAGAAAAAGAATTTAAGTAAAATCAGCGATGACATTATAGTATTTAAAGATAGTATTGAAAATAATGAAAGATCTTGTTTTGTAGTTCATATTCGTCAAATTATTGCGGGTATTGATATTCCTTCATTTACTCATGCAGTTTTTAATATGGAATCAACAACAAATTTTATTGCACCGATTCAAATTACGGGTAGAGTTTTGCGTCCTGGTCGTCGTTTTGCAGATGGTTCTGCGGATTTAACAATAAAGAATGTTGGATATGTGTATGTAAATATTGAAGCAAATTGTGATACTGCTGAAAAGGCGGCTCGTACACTTGTAGATTATTATGGCGCAATATTTAAATTTCTTAAACCTGAATTTTTTGAAGGTTATTCTAATGGTTCAAATAATAGGCATAAAAGAATGTCTCAGTTTGAAGATGAAGTTGCAATGGCTGCATTTGAAGATTATATTAAAAAATTTTTAAGAAAAACAGCAAAGTTTATTAATGACATGAAACAAGTAGGAATTAATTATGATATTCGACAAGTAATTGAAGAAAATATTAAAGGTAAAGGATATGTCGAAAATTTACCAATTTTTTATGTACCTGAGCTTAAAAAATATATTGAACAGGTTAAAGACTATATAGATATGCTTAATGAATAATTTAGCAAGACCTATTTACAAAAATAGGTCTTTTTACTATATTATATAATATGAATACAGATGAAAAAATAAAAGCTTTATATCCATTTCAATATTATACATTTTCACATATTAGTAATATTGAAAAGACAGGTTTTTCTTTTGATGACTATAGTTTTAGGCTTGAACATGATAATGAGCTTTATTTTGGAAATATTAATGGCTTAATATGCCGACATGATATGGGTTATCCATTAAAACTTTTAAAGTATCTTGCTGAAGAACCAGATACATTACGTAAGCGTAAAGTAACATTTTTATTACCAGAAAATTATAAAGATTCTGTTGAAAATTTAAAAGGCTTAAGGCAATATGTTATTGACGTATTTAATTGTCCTAAATTTAAAGAACAAATAACAATATTTACTTATAAAGTTGATAATTCTGATGTAATAAATAAAATTGAGGAATTAAAAAATATGCCAAAATTTGATGCTATTATTGCAAATCCACCTTATGGAGAACCGGGTACAGGTGATTTACAATTACATTATACAATTATTTCTAAATTATTAGATTGCTATAAAAATAAAATGATTGTTATTATGCCACATAGAATTGCATATTCTACTTCTGAAAAATATAATAATTTTAAAGAAAAATTTACAATGGTATCTGAAGTTACCGAAATTGATTCTTCTTGTTTTCATAATACTGCAATGGCAAATATTGGTATTTTTGTATTTGAAAATTCTAAACAAGAAAAAATTAATATTAATTTAAAAAATAGAACATATACAGTTAATAACTGGTTTGAAGTATCACCATTTACAGAATATGAATCTACATTCATTAATAGATTATATAATAAAAATCCAAATTATAATGCTTTTAGACCATATAAAGATGATAAAGATATAAATAAAAATGGTAAAAACTTCTTAGATAACTATTGTCAAAAACATTTTTCAAATAATAATGGTTATTTTGTTGTTACTTGTTTAGCAAATGGTGCGGGCATTGGTAAAGGTATTTTTATTTCAAGTAAAGATACTCAAGTTATTTTTGACGGAATTGAAAATTTAAAAAAATATTTTATTGAACATAATAATTTTGCTAAAGTAATTTCTGTATTTAATACTAAAAATGCAGCTAATAATTATGTAGCAGCATTAAAACGACCATTGTTAAAATTTACACTTATTAAAATGCAAGATGACCAAAGTATGACAGAACGTTGTTATCAATATATTCCTGATATTGATTGGAATGATGATAAAACAAAAACAGATTTTGGTATTTTACAATTATGTGGATTTACTGATGATGAAGCTAAAGAGTTTTCAGATTATGTTATGAATAATGTATAATAATATTTTAAATAAAAGACCTATTTACAAAAATAGGTCTTTTTTCTATATTATTAAATATGGTAGATAAACAAAGACATTTAAAATTTTATGAACTGTTTGTTAAAAATGGTTGGAATGGTTTGCTTAATGTAAAAGGAAGTACAGTTTGTCTTTCTGATTATGTAAAGCAATCTCATAATTGGAATATAAAAGTAGATCAAATACAGACAATAGTTGATTTTAATACTTTTGTACAAACGGAAGCTGAAAAATTTGCAAAATGGGCAATACAACAGTCAGGTAATCGTGAAACTGAAGTAGTCAATATAAATTGGTTTAAAGGTATACTTGGCGAATATTTTTATATAGAAAATATTGAAGATCTAATGAAACAAATCTGGAGTATAGACGGTAACAATTATGCATTTGAACATGTAGTTCCAGCAAGTTTTTATCGTTTAACTAAAAAGACTAGACTGGAATTTGGTGAAGATTTTGGAACTGATGCAATTGGTATTAATCGTAAAGACAATACAGCAATAGCACAAATCAAGTGCTGGAATATTTTTAGTAATAAACTTATTACATTTGGTGATATTGTATCAAATATGTTTATGGATGGAATTGTACGTGGTTGGATAAAACCGGAACAAGAAGAATCTATGTTTGTTTTTTGGTTAGGTAAAATTAAAAATATTTCACAACCATTAAATAATATGTTTTGTCCAGCATATGGTAAAGTTCAGTATTTTGGTTTTGACGAATTACAAATTATACATCAAGGTTATCCTAGATTTTTTGATAATTCAAACCATTTTAAAATGTCATTAAAAAACATTGCAAACTATAAAAATTATTGTGACCAATGTATTTTAAATGATATAGAATTGATATAAGATTTAAATAAATATTAAACAGATAGGCAAATATTATGAATGATTTATTGACAACTAACGATGGAATTGATAGAGATAAGGAACGTATTAAGAAAAATGGTGAAGTATTTACGCCAAAAAATTTAGTAGAACAACTTATTTCTAAAATAGATGATTCTAAATGGAAAGATCCGAATGCAACATTTTTAGAACCGTGTTGCGGAAATGGCCAAATCGTAATAGGTATGCTCGAGAAACGTATCGCTTCTGGCGTTAAACCTGTACAGGCGTTGAAGACATTATACGGGGTTGAGCTGATGCAGGATAACGTTGATATTTGTAAAGACAGAATTCGTGACGTACTTCGTTCGAATAAGGTCAAGATTACAGAAAAAATAAACGAAATTATTGACCATAATTTCGTTTGTGCAGATTTCTTTAAATGGGATTTCGAGAACTGGTGTCCTAAAGAAGAAGTATCGGAAGAATCTGGAATAGACGAGTTTCTCGTTTATGACTAGTCAATTATGTATAATCGACCGATTTTACCTTTTTAAGGAAATTCTGTTGGCCACCAGCGACCATGGCTTCATCGAATTCGATCCGGTCTTCATAGCTTAACATTTTATATGCTTTCCTGATGGCATTGACACAGAACATGTCTGTCGAAATCGAATAGAAAATCTGGTCAATTTCACCGGGAGAGACCTTGATAACTCCATCCTTCGGTTTTTCGAATTCGGTGGAGTTATTATTGTCTCTCGGATCTCCTTCCTTCAAGGAATGCATTTCCTGTTCACGAACAAGTGTAACAAGCTGCATAATCCAGGAACCATCTTCGTTTTCTACTTCAGAATAGAAATCCCAGAAAGTATCAGGAAGAATTTCAACATGAGGCCATTCCAGTAATAGACCTTCCATCATGTTAGGCATCAATGTATCGCGTTCTCTATAGTTATCCGAACTTCCGCGTTTTTTATTTTTATCTTCTCTTGAGGAACCAGTATTGTATCTCATACCGGCCAACTTACGGACATTGAATGACTTATGACGTCTTGCAGATATGTTTTTCTGTTTAGAACGACGCTTCAGTGCAGCTTTTCGCTGACCGATTTTACGTTTCAGTCGTTCTGTAGGAGTAATAAAGACCTCTTTAGGCTGGCCGTTCTTGCGGTTTATTTGAATTCTATAGTTTTTCTTATCGGTATGCCACTTTTTCTGACGTTTTCCGTTTCTAGTAACATATTCCCAGTACATCTTCTCGTCCAGGAGGCTATCGTCGCCGCTGGTTTCAATCTGGTCAAGAACGTAATCTTTGAAGTTCGTCATACAATTTATTTATAAATAATAAAAAGAACAAGGAATTATTATGGTAGATTCATTTAACGAATATCTTAATGAGAAAAAGAAGTCTAATGGCTACACTTCTGAATTCGTCCTTTCTGAAGGCTTGTTTGGACTTACAGGCAAGGATAAGGAACGTGAAGCCTACGGTGTTTTGATTAACTTTGCCGATGATGCCATTATTACACATGTAGCAAAGGCGATTCAGAATAATAAGCAGAATAACCAAAATCAGAATAACCAAAATGGTCAGAATAATCAGAAGACAATAGACCAGCAAGCTGATGACGAAAAGAAAAAATCGCAGAAAGAAATCCGTGAGATTATTTCTACATATATTCAGCGACTTGCAGAAAAGTTCATTGCCGCTCCGGGTCATATTATCGCAAAGGCAAAGAACGATTACGAAGTAATATACGTATTTAAAAAGTATAACAATAAACAGCCTAAAGCATATGCTAACGGATTCGTTAAAACAATTAACAGTATGTCTTCTCAGCAAACATTATATAACATGTCTTATATTGCTGAAATCGCTGAAGTTGTTTCTACCGATTATACCAATCGTGAGCTTAAGAACATAGAAGCTAAAGTAAATATGTTTAATGATCCGAAAGCAACAGCTCTTGAAACTAGTGATTTTGTTAAGAATGTTACTTCCGAAATTTTCAATAAGGTAAATGAACGTATTGATAGAAATACGGAATTCGCTAAGAAAGGTAATCTCATTACTGTTTATTCTATTCCTTACAAGATTTCTGATGAATCTATTACGACTCTCGCAACAGACGAGAAAAAGAAAGGTAATAAAGTCGATGCGTTCTATGATGAACTTGCAAAGATTGCTAACAAGAACATTGTTGATTTCTTGAATCAGTTGGACGCTGAAGGCGTTAAGGATTATCTCGGAATCGTTCCGGTTAAGACTTACGGTTTCAATCTATACTTCAAGGACCGTGATACTGCAGAACAGGCAGCAGAAGGCTTGAACCAGGACGGTACGGATATTAGAGTTACAGAACGTAAGCGTTATGAAGGTAAAATTGTAAATCGTCCGAAAGTGTTGACAGACACGGTTGCTCTTAATAATGGTGTTACAGTAAATGGTGTTAGCGGCGCTGGTGCATGGCTTCAAGGTACTCGTTTCGGTGTCGAACATGTTACTAAGCTTATCGGCGATATTTATCCGGATGCTAAGACGTCACGTGAAGTTAAGATTGCAACAGTAAAGGTTGATGACGACTGGGTTAAGAATAAGTTATTGGAAAATAACAATGTAAATGAAGACGATATGTTAAGAAATATTCAGAATAGAATTATTAAGCCGCTTGTTGACCACGGTAAGGATAATTTTGTTTCTGTAAGTTCTGAAGGTACAAGCCTTGTATTTATTTTCACAAGTTCTACTTCTACCGATAATATTGAAACCTATTTGAACGGTATTGTTCCGGCTTCTAAGATTACGGTTCGTAGCGGCCGTTTCACTGAGGGCGAAATCACTGGTCATCAGGAAATGATGAAAAAGATGGCAGCTGTATTTAATATTAATGATTACTCAAGAAGCATGATTCGTGAAAAATTCACGTCGCTCTTTAATATGGCATCTAAATGGATTTCTGCAGATAAGGAAGATGCACAGAAGAAAGCGGATGCAGATGCACAGAAGGCAGCAAATGCTCCTGGTGCATTGATAATTCAGTTCATAACTGACAAGTTCAAAAAATTGTCCAAGGATGCAAAGATTAATCTTCTTACTGCGATTGATAAAGTACAACTTGAAGAATCTTTTGCTTCAAATTTGTATAGTTATTTGATTGAAAAATTACATATTAATGAAGGTGCTATTGATGATATGATTAATGCTCATTGTTCTGAAGAAGATTTGAAAAAATTGGCTGAATTAAAAACAAGCGATGCTGATGCAGCTAGAGCATATCGTCATGAACTTTTTATGAAAGCAAAAGCTATAAAAGAAGCTAAAGAAGGGAAAGAATCAAACACTGAAGAACCTGCTCCAGCCGACAATGACAATAAAAAAGAAACTAAAAATAATAAAAATACTAAAAGACCTGCAGAAAGAGCTAATAAAAACACTAAGAACAGTGGTAATGACAATGGCAATGGTAATAGAAAAAATGACGTTAATGGCGGTATGACGCTTCAAGATGCTATTAATCATATGGAACTTGTTAACGAAACCGATTTGGTCAAATTAATCGCTGGTAAGATAGAGACTGTAATGAATGTGATTGAAAGAAAAACCCAAAGCGAAATTAAAGTTGAACTTGGTAAAGGTTTTTCTATCGTAATTTATTATCAGGCTAAGGCAAAAGACCGTATTGAAAAATATGTCAATCGTTTGCAGGCAGATTCAGCCGGTATTATCGAAATCAAGGGAGCAAAGAATCCTTAATAACGATAAAAATAAGATTTAAAGGTATTTCCGATTGGAAATACCTTTTTTATAAATAAAACATGGCAGGAATAACTACACAAATTAATGATTTTAGTAATAACAAGTTTATAGTTAGGTTTTCAAATCTCGTTAACATGACTAATTATGAACTTGATACTCATATTCTCGATAACTATGTAAGAAATGTATCTGTACCGGATTTTTCTATACCGATGCTTACGTCTTTATACCAGCATGAAAGGCAGTTACATCCGAATCCGATCGGCGCTAGGGACTTGCAGACCATGCATGTTGAATTCCAGCTCGATGAACATATGATGAACTACTACCTGTTCCGCGAATGGATTTACTGGATGCGTTTCGGCGAGCCTGTGGGCAAGACAAACCTTAAAGGGGAAGAACTACTAAGGTATGACTGTATTGACGCCATAGAGCTCGTATCGCTCAATAATAACAACAAGATTATTTCCAAGATGAAGTTCAAGCATGCTATCATCAACAACTTGTCGAGTTTATCCTTACAGTATGGTTCTGCGTCGCCGGTTAATTTTGTCGCGACATTCGATTATGAAAATGTAGAACTCATGCTTGAAAATACTGAAGATATTTAATGATTGCCGAACGTTATCATATTGATAGAACAGAATGTGAAAAGACCAATCTGATACAGAATGGGTATTTTTACTTACTCGAATATGATGCATATACAAAGTATGCAAAGAAAACCGGTTTCGATAATTTTCCGTTGATTTATTGTATCGGGCCAGACGAGATGTCTATCAATGCGTTCTGGGCAGTCAACCTTCATCATTTCGACATGAATGCACAGTTATACATTTTGACAGAGATGCAGAAGCAATATCATATGTTTTTAGAAGATGTAAGAGTTTTATTGAACGGAAAACAATTAAATGATATATATTCTAATATAGGTATCGGTTTGAGATGCTATAATAGAAAATATGTTATGGATAGTTTCAGAATTAAGATGCCGAATGTTCCGAAATACCTTGGCTTAGAAGAAAAGTTCAGGATTATGGACAGCAAAGACGCGAAGAGCAAGTTTGATTTGGCACCAGGTAACAAAGGATTCTAGTTTTGAATTACGAAAAGATATATGAGGCTTTAATCAGCCGTGCTCGTAATAGGATATTATTCGGACAGATAGAAAAACATCATATTATACCTAGAAGTGAAGGCGGAAGCAACAAGAAGGAAAACAAGATTGAGCTTTCTCCGAAAGAACATCATCTGTGTCATTTACTTCTGATTAAGATGGGAAAATGTCTTAAGTATTGTTACCGTCATGTAAATGTTCGTGAATACATGCGAATGAAAGAAGACGAAAAACGAAAGATAAAGGTCAGGGAAAGTCGGAAGATGTATAAGGAACGATACTGGCTCGATAATGACGAAGAAAATTTAGAATAAAAATAAAACGCTAATTTTCGTTAGCGTTTTTTACTATATTTGAAAACGTATGAAAGTATTATTAATCGACGTATCAAATTTAACTATGAGGTGCCTGTTCTCACAGATGCCAGGTCCGGAAGAACAGGAATTTTCCATATTTAAGCTTACATTCATGGCTTCGTTCATGAAGCTTCTCAAGACACTTGAACCAGAGCGAGTAATCTGTTTGCAGGATTCTGAAAGCTGGCGTAAACAGGTATATCCGGAATACAAGGCTAATCGTGCCGCAAAGCGTGAACAGTCTATAGTCAATTTCGATGTATTCTTCCCGGTCCTCGAGAAGTTCATTAACGACATTGCGGATTCGTTTAAGAATATTCCGTTCGTCAAGATTCCTCATGCCGAGGCAGATGATTGTATTGCGACAATTGTCAAAAACCATCCTGACTGGGATATAATTAACGTATCTTCAGATAGGGACTTTTACCAGTTATTCAAATATCCGAATTATCGCCAGTGGGACGCGATGAAGCATACGTTTATCGAAGGTTTGGATCCTGATGTTGAACTGATGGTGAAGATTCTTACTGGCGATAGTAGTGATAATATTCCTGGTCTTAAGAGAGGTATTGGTCCGAAGCGTGCATTGAAGATTATCAACGAAGACGTTAACCAGTGGATTGAAGATGAAAAGCTTCAGCCAGAATATGAACGTAATATGAAGTTGATTTCGTTTGACTGTATTCCTAAGGAAATCGAATTAGCCATTAATACCGTAATAAATAATTTAACATACGGTGAACCAGATACTAAGAAGTATTTCAAGTTTATTCAAATGTCAGGTTTGGCAGAATTGATGAATACGTTTACCGATTATGTTAACTTAATCAAAAAGGTACATTGATGGACAATAACGGTAAAAGTAAAGCACAGCTCCGCGCCGATGGATTTACGGCACAGCATGTAATCTTCGGTCGCTTTGAACAATACTTCAAGAAATTGCCGAAATATGTTGTAACGGAATCTGCCGAAAATTCAAAGACTGATATGGAAGATAAAATCGATATTATCATTCG